AATTATCAATAACCTTTCGGTCACAGACTATGAACGAGCAAAAGCACGCCACTAATGAGGATCACATTAGCGGCCCAATGGTAGCAGGAAGAGCTCCCACCGGCGAGGGCAATGGTGCCCCCGCCAGTGAAAGCGGATCCCGGGGTGTTGGGGGGGCCGTCAAAGAGACGGCCACCAAAGAGGTGGGGGGTTGTGTCGATGCGCTTTACCAGGTCTGCCAACTTTACGGCTACAAGGCCGGCAGAGGTAAAGACGAACTCGGAAGCACCAAGAAGCACTGGTGCGACCTTGTTATCCGTGCACATGGAGATTGGGTCAAGGTGGCCAAGTGGAAACTGGCCGCCTTCTTCGCTGTCCACACATATACCACGCCTGGAGCGGCAGAACTGCCTAAAACGCCGTGGGAAGAGGGAAACGAGAACCCGAAGAAGCTGTTCTCAGGAAGAATAGGTCGCTGGTGCGACCTGTTCCTGACAACAGCCAAACCGGATTCCCGTCTCTCCTTTCTCACGTCGATCTTGCAAAGCAAGAAAGGCATGCCGCGACCGGACGAGGAGTACTGCGAGGAAAAGCGAAAAGCCTACCTAAAGACCATGACAAGCAGCGCAGAACCGTCGAAGGCATCCAAATGCCTGTTCGGACGGTGGGAAAATATCCCAGGCGGAGACACGGAGAGGGAGAAGTCCTTTCTGAAGTACTCGCAATCGTTCCTATCAGAGGAGACTATGAAGTCCCAACTGGAGAGAACGGTCGACGAGATCTTCAAATTGGACGGGCCGATCACGCTAGAGGAGCGTGTCCGACCCTTCTTCCCCTCCACGTCAGCCAACTACAACAACACCAGGAAAGAAGGTGGTGCTGTACTGCACATACTTGAGCACCCGGACCTGCTGGAAGGCATTCGCAGGCCCGGAGGATACATTGACACGTCGAGCGCAGCGGACTGGGCGCAATTTGTGCGGGAACAGGAGGAAGCGTATGCGGAGGGTAAGGACTACACCCCCCTAGACGCACAGCCAGCCTTAAAGGCGGCCTACGAGAAACTCTGGTTTCGAATGCTTTTTGAGGCAGAGAACGAGCCGGCTAACGCCGTCCCGGTCGCCTGCTCAGAGGCACTCAAGGTCAGAATTGTCACCGCAGGACCGCCAATTCGGCAGACCGTGCTACGATCCTTGTGGAAGGTCGTACACGACAGGCTAAGACACCATCCAATGTTTCGTCTGATCGGCGAACCAGTCACAGAGGAGTACATGCTAGAGAGGCTTCGAAAGCTTCCTTGCAATGAGTACTTCCTTTCCTGTGATTGGCAAGCATCGACGGACAACATCAAAGGGTGGGTCAGCGAGACGATCGCCTGGAGAATCGGCGAGCGCCTCGGGCTCTCAGCGTTGGAACAAAAAATGCTGAAAACCAGCCTGACGGGTCATACGTTCCTAGAATCCCGCGAAGGTGAAGTAGTCGGGCCGCAGGCACGAGGGCAGCTGATGGGTTCCATTACCAGCTTCCCCGTACTCTGCATAGCCAACGCAGCCATCTGTCGATGGGCCCACGAAGTAGGGACTGAACGAGCTTGGACGCTCGCATCGGTTCCAACCATGATTAACGGAGATGACGCGGCGATGAGAACAACGCCGCGGGGTAGAAAGGCATGGCGGGAGATCTCCCAGTTCGCCGGTCTCGAGGAGTCGATCGGGAAGACATTTTGGACGAAAGAATTCGTCAATGTCAACTCGACCAACTTCCGATACACGGAAACCGAGGATTCCTCGTCAGCCTACACCCTCATCAAATTCGTCAATCTAGGACTTCTGTACGGCCTGAAACGATCAGGGGGCTTCGCCAGCCTAGGAGACCAGAATGGGCAGGACAACGTTGGAGCACGCTACAGAGAGCTACTCGAAAACGGCCCGCCGGAAATCCGGCAGCAGCTTCACGACACCTTCATCGCGCACCACAAAGGACTGCTGGAAAAGATGCAGCCCATACCATGGCACATGCCGGAGTGGATAGGGGGGCTCGGGATGACCGGATTCAAGACACCGGGGAAGCTAGACCGTCAGGTAGGAAGGATGATCCTTCTTAACTGGGCGAAAAAGCGTCCCGCGATGCTTGGTTCCGATGCAACCTGGGCCACTTGGGAACTGGCGTCCAAAAGGATGCCACCCCACCACTTCGTCACAAAGGAGACCGACGGCGTTCGTCTATACGACAGA